CATGATTATCTCCTTCCATTGGATACCCCGGACGTGGCCGGGTATCCGCCCGGCCAGTCCGAGTCGTTAGCCCGTCAGGGCATGGATTGTTTAGGCCGAGGCGTATAATTCCAATCCCAGTTGAACCGGAATTATTGGTCCACTATTTCCTCGCGCCTTATTGCACTTCAAATGTGCGATTTGAAGATTGGACATCAGATGAGGGCCGCCCTTTGACAGCGGTATGATATGATCGATACTGACCTCATCCCGTTCAACTTTCTTACCGCATATCCCGCAGATACCTCCATCACGCTCGTAGAGCGCATCCCTGTCGATCTTCTCCCTTGGTACAGATGCCAGACGAGCCCTTCGTCTTTGAGAACTAAGGATTCCTGCTAGCTTGTATCGGTCTGGATTTTCACGACGGAACTTCTCCAGTCGCGCATTTATGGTATCTTTATTCCCCACGTAATCTGCTTTTTTACGGATGCGAATTTTATCAGCGTTTCGTTCTGCCCATTCCCGCTTTAATCGCTTGTAATTCTCAGGATGTCTTTCGCGATCACGTTTCTTATATTCAAGAACGTTATCACGATTGGCAAGCCTCCAAGCACGTTCGCGGGCAAGAATAATATCGCGATTTTGGGCGCGACGATTCCGCCTCTGGGCATTAATCTCATCTCTATTTTTGCGAGTATATTCTCGCATATAGAGCCTTTTATATATGCGCTGACTGTCGCTAACCATAATATAAACAGTATCTCACGCAGTTCCCTCTGCGGGGGATACGTGAAGCTCGTAGGCCACGTCCGCCAGCGCGTTCAGGTCGACCGGCCGCTTGTGAGCGCCATATTTAATGGCGATGCACCATTCGATCGTGGTCGATGTCCCCCTGACGACTATAGGCCGCAGGAACCGCTCGCGCGGCTTGTGGATCTCGACGATCGCGATGGTCTCCGTGCCATCCAGCAGCACCTGGCTGCCCAGGAGGTCAGCCCCGTTGCCCATGCCGGTCACCGTGTCCTGCTGCGCCTTGATGCCGTTATCGACCGCGCTGGTCCCCAGGCCGACGATGAAGATCACGCCCTCGTAACCCTGCATATCAACCTCGGCCCCGGTCGCATTCGCAGCCGCAGCGGCGGTGTAGCTCACGCACGTTTTCACGTCGATTGTTTTTCCGAGATTCTCCATAGGTGTTTTCTCCTTTCCCTTACGCCAACGTCACGCGGACGAAGGCTTCCTCCAGGACGGGCATCCCGTCACCCTCGTAGCGCCCGATGAAACCGATCTGGTTCGTCTCGGCGTAGAGCTCGACCAGGCGCTGGAGCTGGAAGTTCAGACTGTCCATGATATGGTAGAACGAGAAGTCACCCAGGATGCCCACGTACAGGCCGGTGGTGAAGGTGTTCGGCGCATACTCGCTCATCCAGTAGGGGAACTGCAGGATTTTATCGGGCTCTCCCGCCTGCACGCTCGCCTCCCAGAGATAACGGCCCTCGCCGTCCTTGAGCTTGCTGATCATCTTTACCGCGTCCCGGTGGAAGCACCAGTTCGCCCGCGGCCAGTACTGGCTCTTCAGGGTGAACTTGACCTCCTTCAGGTTATCGTAGGTGATTTCGGTCGTGCTGTTGTCCGTGGAGATGTCCCGGCCGGTGCTGATACCCAGCGACGAGGCGGTGAAGACACCCAGAGGCTGCGCCGCACCATGGCCGGTGAAGTATCCCTTCTCCATCGTGATCCCGAACTTGTAGGCGAGCCGATCCTTGACCAGCGTCTCCGCAGGGATCGCCGATAGCCGTAGGAACTTCTGCGATATCTTGATCCGCTTCGCCAGCGGGTGTGCCTCCATGAGCCTCCCGCCGAAGTCCATCGTGGAATCCTCGCTGCCGGTGGCGAGTTCGGTCGTCCAGTCGGCGTCGGCCGGGTCGGCGTCCAGCGATGGCTGTCCCATACCGGCCGATCCGGTCACCGGATGGATCGTCGCTTTGGTTCTGACGAACACCATATCATCGACCGCCTTGATCAGGTTAGCTACGAACATCGGTGGCGGGATCAGGTACCCGCCGGCCTCGTCGGAGTCGGCCTGGAGAGCGCGTAGCTCGGCCCCGCCGATGGCATCAGGCTCCGGCATCCTACCGGTCACCAGGTACGAACGGAATCCCTCCATCACGGCATCACCACCATCAACTATCGTGGTCTCGGTTCCGGTCCCGGGTTTGATCCTGGTTTGCTCAGTATCCGGTTTGACCTTCGTGGCCGCCTCGCGATCCAACTCTTCCTGACGTTCGCCGTCCACGATCCGCTTCTTGAGCTTCTCCTGATCGTCGAATATCTTATCGTAGTTGCTCCGCTCCTCCTCGTTCAGCCCCCGCCCCTCGGCCTCGGCTGTTTCCAGGAGATCGTGAGACTGCTTAATCAGCACGCCACGATCCTCCCGTAGTTGTTTAAGGTCCATCTTTAGACCCTCCTTTCTCTCTTTTCAGATCGTCTTCTCGATCTCAAGTCTGAGCCGCCTCAGCTCGGTCCGCCAGGCGGGTTCGCACTCGGCGGTCTCCCTCTCCTCGAGGTAGTGATCAAGCGACCGCGCGGCCACAGATGTTGACGGGTAGGCGGGGAACGTCGCCGGGCTGACATCCATCAGTCTGAGGTTCGTCAGATGCCTGGTCAGCTCTTCCCCCTCGCCTTCCCAATGTTCTCCCCCGGGCTTCACCAGGAAACGGAAAGACGCGCCCTTCACGTCGCCGCGCTTGATCAGCACCGGCACGTCCCGACCCATCCCGGTATCGGGCGGATCGATTTCGAAGCGTAATCCTTTTGTATCCTCCTCGACCCGCATCGTCTTAGATGACTTGCGGCCGAGCACGAAACTCGGGTCGTGGTTAAAAAGACCGACGATATCATCCTTCAGAACGCTCTCGGTGAACGCCCCCTGCTCGATGATCTCCCTGAATGGTAAACCCTCGGACTCGGCGCCGAAGATCGCTGCGTAACCGTGGATCGTCGGATTACCGTTATCGCCATCGACCACGCGGATCTCCACGTCGGTTAGATTGCGCCTCTCGCCTTCGCCGTTCAGCGACTTCGATTCCGAAGCCGGCTCAAATAATGTATATTTCACCTTGTTATCCTTCAGCCACTTCTTCGCGCTCGCGACGGTCCAGTCGCTCGTCAGGAACCGAAGCGACTGCGGGATCGGCATATCGCCCGGCGCGGCCTTGCCCTTTAGCTTGCCCCAGATCACGGCGACCGTCTTCGGCACCTCGATGCTGCCGTAGATCTTCCCATCCTTCTTACGGCGGAACGTATCCTTGGCGAAATTATTCGGGTTCTTCAGCCTGGCGGCATGCTCGTTTGGGAACGGCCTAGTCTCGTAGATCGCCCTGATCTCGTCACCGCTCAGCAGCCTCCCATAAATCTTTACTTCCTCGATCATCCCGGCCGGTATCTCGAGCGTCATATCTAATTCTCCTCTCCGTTCTTGGCGAGCTCCAGCTCGCGCTCCAGCTCCCCGATCCTATCGCGCTGCTGCGCGATCTCCGGGTTGAATGCCTCGCCGATCAGCCTGACCTGATCCAGCGCGGTGGCCATCCTGGCCTGGGTATCGGCGCCCTCCGCGCCGGACTCGACCATGTTCACCGGCTGTAGCACCTTGTCCAACCCCTCGGCCTTTAGATTCTCGATCTTACGCGCCTCGTCCCTGGTCATCCAGGGCCCGCCGACCGCGCGGAACAGCGCCTCGTAGCGGGACTTCGTATCGCCCCTCAACAACGCGTCCACCAGGTATTCGACGTAATGGGTCTTCCTACCCGTCGGCGTCATCAGGTCGCGCTTGATCGCGCCCTCGAACTTCTTCAGGAACGGCATCAGCGAGTAGATCACGTACTCGAGCGCCTGCTCCTCGATATTACTGTACGTCGCGCGCTCCAGCTCCCCGAGCATGTGCAGCGGTACCCGGTTGAAGATCCTCGCGATGTCGGCGATGCTCATCTTCAGCGTTTCGATATGCTGCGCGTCGACCGGCGTGATCCCGATCTCTTGGACCTTCATGCCCTCCTCGAGTACGCCGACCGAGTGCTGTCTTTCCCCCCCATGTCGACGCTCCTGCTGGGCGATCAGCCTGTCCTGCGCCTCGACACTGAGTTTCCCGGGATGCTCCAGCACGTAACCCGGACGGGCGTCGTTCTTAAAGACTCTGGCTCCGTACTTGCTTACCGCCGCGTACTTTCCCACCGCCAGCCGGTGCTGCGTGATCCGAGTCAGTCCCCTCAGCCCGTCCAGGCTGTAGTCCATCACGTGATGCATCTCCGACTGGAGGATCACCCGCGCCGGTTTATCGTACGGCCGGTAATCGTAAGCACGCCTCCCGTCAGGAGCCCAGAACGCGGTCACATGATCGGGATGTAATGGGACCAGCTCGGCGACGGGATCACCGCCGGTAGCGATGATCTCCGAGTAGCTATTGCCGCGCATCAGAAAGTGGATCATCTGCATCTCGCGGAATTCCTCACCGGTCTGGAACCTGTTGGGCTGATCACGCAGCACATCGTGGAGGTAGTGATCCGGGTCGCGCTCGCGTGCGGTTCCGGCCAGCCTGCGGTAGACGATCGGCGGTAGTATCAGGAACGTAGACGATAGCAGGTTCACCGCGGCGAACACCGCGCTCAGCCTCATGGCCGAGTCCGGTGTCACCGACTCGCCGGTATCGTCTCCGCTAGACATATCCTCGAGCCAGCCCGCTATCACCGGATCTCTCGGGTGGCCGATGCTAGCCTTCGTCGCCCGGGTCGCGCCCACGTCGAACCTGAAACGGCCTAATTCGAGCCTCAATCTAGGAATAGCATCCCCCTGTCCTCGTAGACCGACCTGGCCTTGCCGCCCTCCTTGAAGTTCGCCCGGCCCTCGGCCATCAGCATCGCGACCACGCCGTCGATCTTCTCGGTGCTCTTCGACTTGTCCGGCTTGATGTTCCCGGCCGGATCCTCCTTGACGGCGACGTTTCCCACACACCACCTGGTGACCGGGCTGCCATCGTTCGCCAGCTTGTGGCCGACGACCATCGTCTCGAAATCTTTACTCGGCGCGGACATGCTCGCGAACCCCTGCCCGAACAGGACCACCTCCAGCCCGTCATCGGTCAACTCCGTCCCGATCTTCGTGCTATTCCAACGATCGAGCGCCACCTCCAGTACGTGATAGGTCTCGGCCTCCTTCTGGAGATCATGCTTCACGAACTCCTGATCGACCACGTTCCCTGGGGTCGTGGTAATCCAACCATCCCTGGCCCAGACGTCGTACGGGACGCCGTCATCGTCGACCCGTCTCTTGATATTATCCTCGGGCATGTAGTATTTCACCCTGGCGAAAGGCACGTCGCCGGGGAACCACAGAGCGAGCGCCGTGAGGTCCCTGACGCTCGACAGGTCCAGTCCGGCGTAACACGCCGCGCCGACGTACTGCTCGAGATCACTCACCACCGGGCACGCATCCCAGTCGGCGATATCGAGCCAGCGGTTCGCCTGCTCGGTCCACTGGTTCAGCCTCAGCCGCCTGAACGCGTTCTGCTTGCCGGGTATCTTGACCGCCCTGGCGCACTCCTCCTCGAAGTTCACCTCAGGGATCGTAATGCCGTAGCTCGGGTTGGCCGCCTCCCAGATACGTGGGTCGGTCCAGTCGGCGTCGGGGTTGGCTTCGTGGATCACCGCCAGGAAAGACGGATCGTAATCGGGATCCTCGTAAACACATTTCGCATGGTTATAGACCTCGCGGCCGATCGACTCGCGGTCCCACCCGGCGGTGGTGGCCGCCACAACGACCGGCTGCTCCCTGGCCACCGTGGCGCTGGTTAATGTATCCCAGAGGTCGCGCGTCTTCTGGACGTGCAGCTCATCGAACATCACGGCGTGAGCGTTGATCCCGTGCTTGGTGCCGACCTCGGATGAGAGCACCTCGTACTTGCTCATCCAGTTCGGCACGAATATCGACCGCTTGAAGATCTGGCTACGGGCCGCCAGCTCCGGGCTCTGTTCGATCATCTGGCTCGCCAGATCGAAAACGATCGCGGCCTGGTACTTATCACCGGCCGCGGAGTAAACCTCCGCCCCGACCTCGCCGTCCATGTGCAGCAGGTACAGCGCGATCCCGGCGCAGAGCGTGGATTTCCCATTCTTCTTCGGGACGAAGATGAAGACCATCCGATAGCGGCGCGTACCGTCCGGGCGCTTCCATCCGAACAGCGGGCGGATCACCTCGTTCTCCTCCCAGGGGAGCAGTTCGAACGGCTGCCCAGCCCACTTCCCCTTCACGTGAACGAGGAAGTTCGGAAAGAAGTCGACCGCATCCTGCGCGGCCTGCTCGTCGAAATGGTACTTCACCAGATCGCTTTCATCGCACCGATAATCATAATAGCTAACCCGGTAAATCCTAATAAAATTATCCGCACCCAGAACAGTTGTCTGATCTCACGTTCGTAATATCTGATCTGTTCGATCAGTTCTTTCGTATTCCTTGGCGGTGGCAGTGGCGGTATAAGACCCATTACGCTTGTATCCTCTCCGCTGGTTTGTCCATCTTGTCCAGTAGTTCCGCCCGCCTATCCGCCGACTTCCTCGTGCGCTGGCTCTTCGGCCGCTTATCGCTCGTCTCAATCACGTGTATCCTGGTTCTCGAGGCCGGCGTCAGGCCGAATTCTACCGCGTAACGGTGCATCTGCTCCATCGCTTTATCGGCGATCGTCAGCCACGGCGACTTCTGCTCGTGACCATTCGGGGTCGTAATGATCGCACCCTCCTTCTTGATCATCCGTTCCGCGTGGCACCACCGGCCGTACGCCTGACAATAAGCGGCCAGCGTCGCGCGGTCGATCTGGCTAACCAATCCGACGACGGCCAGTAAACCTACGATCCGACGCCACTCGCGTTTCGCGTCTCCCGATAGATGATTCGGACAGGATGGAACTTCCGTCTTCGGGCGGGCCTCCCTCAGATTCTTGGTGATGTGACCGGGGTGGCCTTGGGCCTTTCGCAGGGCTGTCGGCTTCGCCGCGGGACCGCGAGCACCCATCAACATCCCCCCTGTCCTAAAACTCTGGGGCGAAAATACGACAG